TGGTTATGTGCCCTGTTCGCGCCCCCGCCCCTGGGCTTCTGCCCTGTTGCTGCTCAAGCATGCAAACGCCGTGAATGGCGACGTGTGGAGTTATCGCCTGCAAGCCGTGAGCCCTGAGCTCCCCCGCTTCCCTCGCTTGCCTCATGAGCCCCTGCGTTACGTGATCAGCGAGCCCGCGCCGCTGTCATACGTGATCACCGAACCCGCTTGAGTCATGGCAACACCTCTAAAAGTTGGCGACCGCGTGCGCTATTGCTCCCATTTCTGCCGCATCATTGGCGCCTATTCAGGATTCACCCCCCAGGCTCGCGGCGTGATCGTGAACCTATGGGGCAGAGATTCCGAATACGCGGAGATCCTTTGGGATTTCAGCGGACCCGACGGCATCCGCCAGGGTGGCGCCCGGCTTTCAAATCTCGAGAGGTGCTGCTGATGCTGCCCTTGACGCCCCCGCTGGCTGAGGAGCTCGAAGAGGAGCGGCTGCGTTATCTGGACGCCCACGGGCTCCCGGATGGCTGGCAGCCCGACCCTGAAGACCTGGACCCCTGGTTCCTGTCCCCTAATTTCTGACCCTTTCCAATCGCACCCCCTACCATGCACACCGTCGTATTGTTTCGTGCGGCAAACGACCGCAACGGCAACCCCTGCCGTGTATTTGCCGCGTTTGATCGTTTCGGGCAGCTTGTGGGCGCATGGGACGAGGGCTACAGCGGACACCATGCCGTGCCCCCTGAGCTCCGCCCTATCGCTGCCAACTGCCACGCGATCGCAGTCAGCAAGGCAACCTATCGCTCGCTCCTGATGCAAGGGGCGCAGGCTTTGCGATTCTCCCCCGGTCGCTTCAGCGCCTGAGCCTCACCCCATCCAATCGCACCCCCTCAAATGTTGAAAGACTTAAGGTTCGCGCTCACGCGCACAAGCTCAAATGCCAAGACCGGACCCATCCCGGTCACCGTCTCGAGTCGCGCCACGTGCCCCGACACTTGCCCCTTCAAGGGCTCGGGTTGCTACGCGGAGGCGGGTTATTACACGCGCCTCCACTGGGATGCCGTCACCCGTGGCGACCGTGGCGAGCCCCTCGCCCGTTTCCTTGAGCAAATCCGCTCCCTGCCACCGGGGCAATTGTTCCGCCACAATGTCAGCGGAGACATCCCACACACAGGCGGGCGAATCTCCCGCCGTTTTCTGCGTGCCATGACTGAGGCGGCAAAGGGCAAACGCGGGTTCACATACACGCACCACGGCATCAGCGCCGCCCATGGTGAGAATGCTGCGCTCTTACGACATGCCAACCGCCACGGCTTCCGCGTCAACGTTTCAACGGAAAGCGAAAGCGCCGCAGACTCTGTCATCGCTGCAGGGCTTCCGGCTGTGCTGGCTGTGCGATCTACTGAAACGCGGAACGCTTGGCGCACCCCTGCAGGCAATGCCGTGATCGTGTGCCCTGCGCAACGCTCAGACGCTCGCACCTGTTCAGACTGTGCCCTATGCCACTCTCGCGGCGCCCGCGTTGTGATCGCCTTTCGCGCTCATGGCACAGGTAAGGCGAAAGCAGAGGCGGCAATCGCAGGTGCTCAGCCGTGACCCTTCAGCCTGTCACCCGCTGGACTCGCGCCCCACGTGATGGCACAGGGCGCCCGATTGTCTGCCCCCATTGCCAATATGTGGCAACGGTTCGCCACTTTGCCTGGTCTGCCCTGCAGTGCATCGGCTGCCACCGCATGAACAACAAAGGCGACTGGCTAATTCAGCCGCGTTAATGCTCACCCCATAGCCTCACCCGCCCCCGGCTCACGCTGGGGGCTTTCTTTTGCCCCGTTGCTGTCATGGCGCGGGGCTTTCGTGTGCCCATACCCTGAGCCCGTTCACAATCGCCTGTGAGCCGTTGCAGGCTGAGCACGTAGGGTCACACGCACCTAGGGCGGTGGCATGCTGCAGAGCATCCTGATGGGGCTGAGCCTACGCTATATATAGGGGCACGCGCTGCGGGGGCACACTAGGAGCCCGAGGGGATCTAATTGTTAATTATAATTAGCTTGTAATTGCAAGTTGCCGCTAATTGTTTGTTGCTGCAATTGTATTTGCGGTTAATTGTTTGCACCTGCAATTGTATTTGCGGCTAATTGTTTGCATTTGCAATTACACTTTAGGTTGATTGTTATAGCTTGCACATGCGGGGCACGGGCACACCCCCGGGGCACATGTGGGTCCTTTTTCGGCAGTCATCCTCGGGTAATTTCGAACCCCTTTATTCCGCTAGCGTCAGAAATTTACGAATCGCAACATAGACACAGTTACGACGCATAAGACGCAAAAAACAAAAAAGCTGACAATTATATGCGCAAAAAACGCTATGCGGCACTATTTCCCTTAAAACCCAGCAAAACGCGCTTAAATTGGCAGCATGCCAACATGCGATACCAAAGAGCTGTCAGAGACGCTGGGAATTACCGTTGCCCGGATCAGCCAGCTCAAAGCCCAAGGTCGTTTCGACGGTTCTTTCACGGTGTTGCGCAACCGCATCACGTGGGACAAGGAGCTAGCGGTCAAGATCTACAAGGAAGGCAACCCACTTGTCTCAACCAGCCCCACGCGCAAGAAGTCAGAAGAGCTTGAGATCCCGACGTTCAATGAGAGCCGGGCAAAGTCTGAGCATTTTAGAGCTGAGCTTGCTCGTCTTGACCTGGAGACTAAGGAGCAGCAACTGGTGGAAGTTGCTCGTGTTCAGCGCGAGGCTTTCACTACTGCTCGTGCTGTACGTGATTCTTTGGGCAATATTCCTGATCGTGTTAGCAACCAACTGGCTGCTGAGAGTGACCCGGTTGTCATCCATCAAACGTTGAGCGAGGAGATCCGCAAAGCGTTAGAGGCGTTGACAAATGGAGGCGAGGAGGTTGTCAAATGATTGACGGAGCCTTGACTTACCGCAGTGCGTTTCGCGAGGGGCTGAAGCCAGACCCAAATTTGACGGTTTCCCAATGGGCTGATCGATACCGCATGTTGTCAAACAAGGCGAGTGCGGAGCCGGGTCCGTGGCGTACTGAAAGGACTCCTTACCTCAAGGAGATCATGGATTGCATGTCTGCAAACTCGTCGGTGCAGAAGGTGGTGTTCATGGCTGGTGCCCAGCTTGGTAAGACGGAGGGCATCAACAATGTTGTGGGCTACATGATTGCCCATGCGCCGGGACCAGCACTTTTCGTGCAGCCGACAATTGAGATGGCTAAAAGGCTGAGTAAGCAGCGCCTGGATTCACTGATTCATGAAACCCCGTGCCTTGCTGACAAGGTCGCTCCTGCTCGAAGCAGGGATTCAGGCAACACGATGTTCAGCAAGGAATACCCTGGCGGCATCCTGCTGCTTACGGGTGCCAACTCTGCTACGGGGCTACGTTCTGCTCCTTGTCGCTGGGTGCTTCTTGACGAGGTTGATGCTTTTCCGAGCGATGTGGACGGTGAAGGTGATCCTTGTGCGCTGGCTGAACGACGTGCATCAACATTTTCAAGACGCAAGATTATTCTTACCTCAACGCCGACGGTAAAAGATACAAGCCGGATTGAGACGGAGTATTTGGCGTCTGATCAACGACGTTATTTTGTGCCTTGTCCACATTGCGATCACATGCAATGGCTGCAGTGGAAAAATCTGCAGTGGCGTGATGGTGATCCAAAGACTGCTGCGTATGTCTGCGAGGCTTGCGGGGCGCACATACCAGAGCATTTTAAAAGCGAGATGCTTCGCAAGGGTGAATGGCGAGCGACAGCAACGAGTCAAGATAAACGGACGGTTGGATTTCATCTTTCTTCTCTGTATTCGCCCTTGGGCTGGAAGAGTTGGGAGGAAATTGTGAGCGAATTTTTACGTGCGAAGAACGACGCGCCTTTGCTCAAAACCTTTGTCAACACTGTGCTTGGCGAGACTTGGGAGGAAGAAACTGGGGCAAAACTTGGTGCTGACAGCCTTTCTGAGCGAGCCGAGTTCTACCCCGCCGGAGAAGTGCCCAAGGGCGCCAGTATTTTGACCGCTGGTGTTGACGTACAGGACAACAGGGTTGCGATTGGGCTTTATGCGTGGGGTCAAGGCGAGGAGTGCTGGTTGATTAGTCACACAGAGATTTACGGTGATCCAGCCGGACAAAAGTTGTGGGAACAAGTTGATGACCTCGTGCTAAGGGATTACCCGCATGTCGATGGCGGAAGACTTAAAGTTTCGGCAATTGGTGTTGACTCCGGCGGTCACTTCACAAGCGAAGTGTATGCGTACGCCAGAAGTCGAAAAGGTAAAGGAGTGTTTGCTTTGAAAGGACAAGCAGTGCGGAACAAACCGCCAATAGGAAAGCCTTCCAAGGTGGATATTAACTACAAAGGGCAAGTTTTGAAAAATTCGGCTGAGGTGTTTCCCGTTGGTAGTGACACGATCAAATCAACGCTGTTCGGTAGGTTGAAGCACAACGAGGTTGGCGTTGGGTACATTCACTTTCACGCTGAGGCTGGTCAGGAGTATTTCAAGCAGATCACATCGGAACGTCAGGTTGTCCGTTACGTCAAGGGTTTTGCGATTCGTGAGTGGAAAAAAAAAGCGGGTGATCGCAACGAAGCATTGGACTGTTTTGTTTACAGTTACTCCGCACTGCACTTCCTGTACATGCGATTCAACAGGAACACGATCTTTGAGCAATTCGAGCGTGGTATTGCCAATGCAGCAAAAAACGGCAATGCAATGCCTGAAAAGAAGGAGGAGCAAAAGCAGTCGCCATACCGCCCGCCTCAGCGTAGACTTCAAAGGCGAGCATCATCGTTTGTGACAAGCTGGTGAGCATCCTCGTCCCGAGTTTGATTTACGCAGGCGACACCGTCGTGTTTGACGTGCCCCCGTTCAAGGATGCAATCGGCACCAGCATCGACAGCGGCACCTACACCCTGACGTGGTATGCCCGGACGAATGTTGCAAGTGAAGGCGCGACGATTGTTGGCACTGCTGAAAGTACTGGTTGGCGGATAACGGTTCCCGCTGCAACGACTACCGGCTTTGACGCTGGCTTGTGGACATGGCAGGCGATTGCCACCTACAGCACCTTGCAGTACACCGCTGGTCGCGGTCAGTTCACTGTCAAGGCGACAGCTAAATACACCAGCACACCGGGCGCATTTGACGATCGCAGCCGCGCTGAGATTGACCTGTCCTATGTCGAAGCCGCAATTCGTACGCTGGCGCAAGGCGGCATGGTGCAGGAGTACAGCATTGGTGGTCGCAGCCTGCGTCGTTACAAAATGGTTGAGCTGATGCAATTGCGTGACGATCTCAAAAATGAGATTGCAATGGAGCGAAAGGCTGAGAAGATCCGTCAGGGTCTTGGCAATCCTGGTCTTGCCAAAGTGAGGTTCCGTTAATGGCAATCTTCGGTATCGGTCGTACCAACGCGTTGCGTAAGCAATTGGATGAAGCGCAACAGCGCAATTCATATCTCAAGCGTGCGTATGCCGCTGCGCAAAATAACCGTCTGACCTCTGACTGGATCAGCCAGGCCACCTCTGCTGATAGCGAGATTCGAGGCAGCATCAGGATGCTGCGCAACCGCGCACGTCAATTGGTGCGTGATTCGGACTTTGCCAAGGCGTCGCTGCGTGCCGTTAAAAACAACGTTGTTGGTACTGGCATCCATCATCAGGCGCAGGTGCGAATGCAACGTGGCGGGCGCCTTGCTGATGACATCAATCGCCGTATTGAGGAGGAATTTGATCGTTGGACGAGCGCCAAGCGTTGCCATTGCGGCGGCAAGCTGAGCTGGTATGACATACAACGGCTTTGCGTCACCTCAATGTTGGAGTCAGGCGAGGTGTTCATTCGCCTTGTCAAGCAGCCTTTCGGTGGCAGCAAAGTGCCGCTGGGGCTGGAAATCATTGAATCTGATCTTCTTGATGATGACTACAACGCCATTGCTAAGAACGGCAACGAAATTCGGATGGGCGTGGAGATTGACAAGTGGGGCAGACCCGTTGCCTATCACTTCTTTGATTATCACCCTGGCGATTATCAGTTCAGCTATGCACAGAAAGCAGCCAAAAGGCGTATTCGCATACCGGCTGATGACATTATCCATCTCTATTCAATAGAGCGCCCCGGTCAGACACGTGGTGTTAGCGCGTTTGCTACGGCGATCATGCGCCTTCGTAATTTGTCTGGATACGAAGAAGCTGAAATCGTGGCCGCCCGTGCCAGCAGCAGCATGATGGCGTTCGTCAAAACGCCGGATCAGGAGTTGTTCGAGGATGGCACGTTTGATCAGGAGTCTGTCCTCGACTTCTCACCCGGCAGCATCAGACGATTGGCACCTGGCGAGGAGATGCAGTTCTTTACGCCCAATCGTCCTGACGATGCTTTTACTCCTTTCGTTCAGCAGATGCTGCGAGCTGTGGCTGCTGGGATTGGCTGTTCTTACACGCAAGTCAGCAGCGATTTCTCTCAAAGTAACTACAGCTCTTCACGACTGGAATTACTTGAAACAAGAACGCATTACAAAACGCTCCAGCAGTATTTGATCGAATCGCTTTGCGAGGAGGTCTATGAAAAGTGGCTTGAAATGGCTGTGTTGGCTGGTGTGCTTGACCTGCCTGGTTTCGATTCCAATCCTGAGCGTTACGAAGAAGCCAAATGGATTGCCCCTGCTGCACAATTCGTTGATCCTCAAAAAGAAGCTGCTGCATATAAGGAGCTGATCCGTTGCGGCATCATGACGCTGTCGCAAGTTGTTGCCCTGCATGGCGGTGACTTTGAGGATCAGATGCGTCAACGGCAGCATGAACTTGCTGTGGCTGATGAGCTGGGCATTGTGCTCGATACTGATCCTTCTCAGGTTTCAAACAACGGCGTCAGCCAGCCTGTCCCTGTTCCCGCCACGGAACATCCTGTAGAACATGAGGAAGAACCTGAACTTGAGGGCATCAACTGATGGCAAAGGTTGGTGAGAAGACAATTGATTTGTCGCCTACAGAAGGCATGAAAGCTGAGGCGCGTCGGTATCGCGCTTGGAAACAAGAAGGGCGCCCCGGTGGTACTAACGTTGCTGCCACCCGCGCCAGCCAAATCCTCAGTGGTGATGAGTTGAGTTCTGAGACTGTGATCACGATGGCTGCATGGTTTGCACGCCATGAAGTTGATAAACAGGGCAAAGGATTCCGCCCTGATAGTGATGACTATCCTTCTCCGGGTCGCGTAGCATGGGCGGCATGGGGTGGTGACTCCGGCCAGTCCTGGAGCAACATGAAATCCAAAGCCATCAAAAAAGCACGCGAACGCGCCATGGATGAAATCGTTGACGGTCGCCCGTATCCCAACGAGCACGCTGCTCGCCTAAAGGATCCTGGTCAA